GCGATTCGCTTGGCTGTGTAGCGATATTCGACGCCGAGTGTGAATTGGTGTGCATCGCACCACGGGACAAGGCTGATTTGCTGGAGCGGATGATCAACACATACACCCATTTGCCGCCGAGTGACGATTGAGGCATAACGCTGGCAATCAGCAGGTTGCCGCGAACGACTTACAATGTAGACAGCGAACGCCCAAGCGCAAGCCGGTTCGGCTGAGATCACTGACACATTTTTTCGACAGCTGAAGGCGGGATGTGCCATCGCCCCCGAATCTTCTTAGCGCCTGCCAGCTCTTTCAGGTGACACCACTCACGGATAGTCTTTTCCGTGATGTCGTAGCCAGACTCAAGGAATTTTGCTCGGGCTTCCTTTGGCGAGAGGCATCGCGGCTTGATTGTTTTGGTCATTTCTGAGGCTCCGGTTTCGCTCGCTGCTGCCGCACAAGCTACACATTGCGCGTAAAATGCACAAGTCGCGTTTATCGCACAGTGCGCACAGACTTTGTGACTCCACTCTATCGGGGCCGTTTTCGACCACTACATTTTGGGGCATGCCTGATCCAGTTACACAACCAGTCGCCCCATCCTTGCACAACTATGTGCAACCATCTGTGCCATCGCCCCCTGCCTCGGGTGTGGCACTAAATGGTCTTGGGCCTGCTCCTGCTCCTGCAGAAGCATCGCAACCTGTTGTGCAACCGGCACCGCAACCAGCCTTGCCCGCTGGTACGCCATCGCCGATGGCTTCTGGCTTCTCACCTCAGCAGCCATCGGCCCCTACACCAACTTCATCCCCGATCGTTGAAGGGCTTCGCTCGAAGAACTTCGAGATCCCGGATGGAATGACTGACGAGCAAGCTCTTGAGATCCTCGCGATTCAGATCGACGAGGCCAACGCTATTCGCTCTCAGGCCCCTGTGACTCAGCCAGCTCCCGGAATGAAGCCGGCTGGAGCACCACCAGCGACACCACCAGCGACACCACCAGCGACACCACCAGCTCAATCCAGTTCTCCGCAACCGGAAGGCTCTCCAAAACTCTCAGCTGATGCTGAGCGAATGGTTCAGGCCGGCTTGTTGGTTCGTGGCGAAAACGGCACCTGGACATCACGAAATCCAGCACTGCAGTCGTTCGCAGATGAGTACAATCGCTTTGAAGCATACAGTCAGGCAACAGCCCGGCGACTTGTTACAGATTTCGACGGATACTTCCAGGAACGTGTTGGTCAACTGGGTGTTGCAACCGTCGATACCGTCAAGGAAATGCAGACTCAAATTCAAAGTCTGCAGGAGCAGCTCGCTCGGTCACAGCAGGAACAAGGTCAATCGCGAGTTGATCAGTGGGCTCAGGAGAATTCGTCTCACTTGTTTGTGAATGGCGATCAGTCTCAACTCACTCCTTACGCTGAAAAATACAATGCCTTTGCTCAGCAAATCGACGCGATGGCCAGGCAGATGGGTCAGTCTCTGGACACAGTTCAGATTCACGACCGCACTATCGAGATGCTCACCGCTGCCGGATTCAGTCCACAGCAGTCAGCTCAGCCTCAGATGGCACCAGCTCAACAGCAACCAGCGAATCCATACGCCCAGGCAGCTCAGCAGCAGCCAGCTTATCCGCAGCCGATGCAAGTGCCGGCTCAACCGTCGCCTTCCTTTATCCAACAGGCAGCGCAAACAGCGCCAAGGCTTCAGCAAAACAGACTGACTGAGCATATTGCTCAGCAGCCAAACGGAATTCCTCACCTGTCGACCGGCAAGAGTGGCAAGCCTAAGTTGGGCTCGCTGATCGCGTTTCAACAGCAGAACGGTCACGCCGTCACCTAACGGACTAACGGAGTAGTACGATGCCCAGTTTTCTCACGGTCACTCAGGAAGCACACATTAACAACATCCGCACTGCGGCACCGTTGTTCATGCACCACTATTCCGACTTGACCAAGCGGAATCACATGCTGCTCAGCATGATGAATCAGTGGGGGACGATCGAATACAACGCGAGTGATATCGCGAGAATCTGGCAGATCCTGGTTCGCCAACCGCAAGTGCGGACGTTCGCCAATACGACGAACAAGACGTTCCAGGACCACGATCCATTTGAGCAGCTGCAGGTCGGAGTCAGGGGCTACGAAGCAACTGACCTGCTCAAAGAGCTTGAGTGGAAACGCAACCAGGGCGAAACTCAACTCATCAATTTGTACGACTTCAAGATGAACCACCTTGGTTCAACGATGGTCGAACGCATCACCGAGTGGCTTTATCGCGACGGGGATGACGCGAACTACCAAGACGGATATCAGGGACTGGAAAGTGCCCTGCATCCGTACAACGCAACAGCGGGTGGAACCGACCCAGTTGCTGGCGACAAGATTACGCTGGCTTCTGACACCTACGGTGGTCACTCAACTCGGTTGGGGCAATTCGGTGGCACATGGAGTGCTGACCGTGCTTCTGCTGACCGGCTGTCTGCTGCCATCAGCAATGACTGGCCATACGGCATGGGGTCGTCTGAGTACGATGCCATGACTCCAGTTCTCTGGAACTGGGACAGTTCAGCCTGGGGCTCAACTGAGTGGGAAGACAACTGCGAGAAAGTTGTTCGCGAAGCTGTCAATGTACTTCGCAACCGCAACGGAATTGGCACAGGCAGCATTGATGTCTGCATGCTGCTCGCTCCAAACTTGTACCCGGATGTTGAGAATTTCTACTCTCAGCGATTCCGAATCATTCAGCCGTACTCCGGTGGTGATCAGGGGTATCCGGTTCCACAGTCAATGTATATCGATGGTGTCGGCCTGAAATCTGACTATGGCTGCCCAGCTGATGTCGGATACCTGCTGTGCCCACAGCACATCGAAATGTTCAATTACACCGTGATGAATCCCGGTGGTCCAGAGCCCATGATCGATGTTTTTGGTCCGGACTGGAGCCCTGAGCATGGGGCGTACCTGATGCGCTGCTCAACTTTTGGGAACCTTCGACTCCAGCCAAAATTCATGGCCAAAATTGCAACACGGGCTCACTACATCGCTCAGTAATCACTGTCCCTTTTCGCTCTCACTTTAAGAAATTGACTCGCTCGAAACTCTGGAGAATCACATGTCCACGCTACTCACATTCGACCAGTATCTCGGTCGGAAAAATGTCGTTGATCTCGAAAACGACCGAAAGCTGGGCGAGCCGGGCTTGCTCCACGATGTCGCCATCGTGAATGGCCAGATGGTTCGTAGCCGGTCAGCCATTCCCTTGGAGTGTCGGCTGGTGAAGGCCACAGCTGTTGTTTCTCCTGGTCACGCAATCACGTTTGCAGCCAATCAGTATGGAACACATGCTGGTGATGATGCAGCTGACGATGCTCAGATTGACGGCATTGTTGATCCGTTCCTCACCGCTGATCTCGCTGTTGGCGATTCGTTCATCATGATCACTGGCGGGCCAGTCCTGGTTGTGGTCTCCGGTGCTGTTGCTGGTCCTTGCATTGTTGGAGCTGGTGGAGGCAAGGTAAAGACTGCTCTCCTGACCGTCGCCAACAAGTCCGGGAAGCTCATGGAAGCTGGTGGTTCCAAGAGCGATGGTGACACTCTTCGAGTGTTCCTCGGTAAAGGAATCTGATTCGCGAGTCAGGCTGCTGGCTCTTAACCAAATTCATATCCCCCGAAAGGACTCACCCGATGAAGGGTTCAGGGAACAACGGCGAATTGCCGAAGCAAGGCGGAACACCAATCCGCTCGGACGACAAGCTGGCCAGCGCAACCCGTGGGGGTAAGTGAGGCCGGCAAAGAAAGGCTTCACGATGATTTCGGAAACTCCAAACAGCCAAGCGTTCGGCGACGACATCGTCTGCATGGATTGCGGAGTACCAAAGTCACCCGAATCTTACGCAATCAATGAGGACACAGGCGAACGTAGCGTCGTCTGTGTCCCTTGCGTTAAAAAACGAATTACTGTTGCTGAAATCGTAGTCACGCCGGAAGATCATCTTCTAAGCCGATACGACAAGCATCTTCAGGAACTGCGAGACACGCACGAGAACCAGATCGTGCCTGGTGTCCGCAAAGCAGTCGACATCCTTGGAGAAACTCCACAGGAGGTCATGGCTCGCATGATTAAGGAGCTGGATGATCCCGGTTCCGTTGAGGAGATCGAGGGGCTCGATCCTGAAATTGCAAAGGCCCTGCCAAAGAACAGGAAGCTGATCGCGACATTCACCAAGATGTTGCAGGATGCTCAGGTCATTGCTGATCGCCAGCTGGCAGAGGCTGGTAACCCGTATTCAAACCTGTCGCCGGAAGACCTGCGAGGCATGATGCTTAAAGGGGCGACTGATCACGCGGCCAACGATAAAGACCTGCGAGGCCAGCTGATTCGAGCGTTCCTTGACCGTTGCCCGACGTTTCTTGAGGAAGTCGTGTCGGCGGCGAGTGAGAGAGGGATGGTTCCGGTATGAATGCCCCACTCTCTGCATCCGATCTGCTAAAGGCAGCAGCTGCACTCAAAGACATCGAGATGGATGGTCTCAAGCTGTTCCGCCCGACTGAGGTTCAAGCTGAAGCCTTAAAGCGGATGGCACTTGAGGAGACGTCCGAGACCCTGATTGTTGCCGGGAATCGCTCAGGCAAATCTGTTCTCGCTGCAATCTTCTTTGCCGCTTACGTTCGTGACGAGCCGATCACAACATGGAGCGGAGAAGAGATTCAATGCCGACCATTGAGTCGGCGCGGGCAGACAATCAATGCTTGGGTAGTTGGTGACCATCTGAAACACATCGGGATGACGATCTATCGTCTGTTAATGGAAGAAGATGCCTCCAAGGGGCTCTTCAAAATCATTCGTGACGAGAATACTGGCGCATGGAGAGCATGGCAGCCGGAGATGTTTAAGAACGACTGGAAGCGAAAGAATGAAGCTCGGTGGGCACCACCTGTCATTCCTCGCAACTGCATGAAGGAAGAGCCAACATGGGCGATGGGCCGTAAACGAGAGCATGAATTTCGTAAGGTGACGCTCAACAATCATTCAACGATCTATGCGTTCGCCAGCTCCGGTGAAGTTAAGCAGGGCGATCCCTGCGACTTAATCTGGAACGATGAGAACATCATCGATAAGACGCAGTACAACGAATGGATCATGCGTTTGTCTGATGACCAGGGCAAGATCATGTGGAGTACCATTCCGCGCGATGACTGCTTTGTGTTCAACGAAGTCATTGAACGGTGTGAAGCCCAGGAGGAAGAAGTCGCTAATGGCCAGCGAAGACCGGAAGAAAACTTCTCGATCAAAATCGAGCTGTCATATCTGGACAACCCGTTCATTCCTCAGCGTGCGAAAGATCAGTCACTCGAACAGATGGGAGATCGACAGGCTCTGATCCGGATTTACGGGAAGCGGTCAACGCGATTGATCAGCATCTACCAGGACTACAATCCAAACTTTCACACGGTCTGGTATGACGACAACAACATGAACGATCGTGTGACGGAAGTTCTGAAAGCCAACAATTGGGTGCCACCAGCTGACTGGACGCGGGAGTTGACCCTCGACCCAGGTACACAGAAGCCGGCAATTTTGCTGGGAGCTATTCCGCCACCAGCGTTGTGGGATCATGGCGAGCCGTATTTCATCTGCTATCGAGAGATCTTTATTCGCCGCGCCTTACCGGACGAGCTGGCGCAGAAAGTCATGGCGACTGAACGTAACTTCCAGTTTGAGCGATTCATCATCGACAATCGCATGGGCCGTCAGAAACCTCCCGGATTTGCCGTCACAATTGCAGAGCAGTACACCGCCGCCTTCGAGCGAAACCGATTGAGATGCCGGCAGTCTGGTAGCGCCTTTATTGCGGGCGATGATGATTTCCCTCGACGATCAAAGCAGGTGATTGCTGCTCTTCGTAGTCGTCAGTGCGGTCGACCGCAGCTCCGAATCATTGGCCAGACCTGCCCGAATCTCGTCAAGCAAATGAACAGCAATGTCCGGAAGACGTCGCCTGATGGTGAACCGCTGGAAGTACCAGCTGACAACCAGATTGACGACATGAGAGTTTGCCTGGAATACTGGATATCACGTCGGCCAACGTACCGCGCGCGGTTAAACAACGGAAACATGGAGCAGGAACCTGCTGAAATCGCTTACCAGCGTCTGGTGAGCGAACACAAGGAGCGTCAGGCACGGCGGCCTCAAACTAATCAGATCGTAATTGGAGCCCCGTAATGAAAACTGCAACACAAAC